ATTTCTGCAAGATTACCCAGGAGTGCTTGAGTCTGTACAGAGATTTGTCAGACTTGAAGCAAGTCTACGGTGGTACGCCAGTCGAGGCTGAGCTGCAGCGCATGCGTATTTCCGTGTCGCGCATTCTGACTCCTCTGGCTGGCAGTATATCTGCCAAAAACTTGCGACAGGAGCCAGTGTTCCTTTTGATGCGTGGCTTGTCCGGCATTGGCAAGACGTCGGTGACCAACGCCGTCGCACATGCCATTTTGCGGCTTTCTGACGACTCTCTGCGTACTGCAGGAGTTTCAGAGGTCGCGGCTCAGGTCATTTCCATGGGCAATTCCCAGTACTACGAAGGCTACGTCGGTCAGGCGTGCCTTGTGCTGGACGACTTCGGAGCGCCCAGGCCTGACAAGCAGGACAAGGAGAACGACTACGTCTCACTCATCCGCCTCATGAACATTTGGTCGTGCCCGCTCAACATGGCTACGCTTGAGAGCAAGGGCAAGATCTACTTCACTTCCAAGCTCATCGTCGGAACAACAAACCTGGCTAACGTCAGTTTTGCCGAGGATGTTCTCACCAATCCTGAGGCGTTAGCTCGTCGCATCACGCACGGCTGCGAACTGGTTCTTAAGGACCAGTACAAGGACGCCAATGGGCGGCTGGACCCGGAGCTGTCGGCGGCAGAGGAGGAAGCGTGTCGCGGCGGAGAAGGCTTGGGGGCTTTCCCATTTTACATGTGGGAGGTCTACAAGTACGACTACGTCAGCGGCCAGCGCGTTGGTGAGCCCATCTCGCTGGAGGACCACATTAGGTCCTGCGCTGACCGAATTCGGTCCAACGCAGCCAGGTACGAGGCCTCACTCAGGGCTTTGCAAGCCCTGGCTGATGGCTTCCGCCGTGAGCAGGAGAAGCCCAGTGATGTCGTCCCGGAAGGTGCCAGTGAGAGTTCTTCTCCCGCACCTACCCTCGCAGGCGACACTGACTGTGTCAGCACTGATTACGGTGAAGTGGAGACACAGGCAGGCATTTACGGTCCCGCCGTTGTGCATGAGCCGGCCGAGGACCTCACCGTGAGCCTGATTGGCAGGTGGGGAAAGAG